CCGGGACGATTCTTGACCCTTACGGGAAAATAGAAGACGCTCTCGCAATAGCCCGTCAAGACGATGTCAATAAACTCGTCATCCATATTGCGGAAGGAACTTACGATGAGGAACTGACGATAGACTGTCTGCCGGAAATCCAATTTGAAGTTGGCGGTGATCTTGTTTTTACAAAAAGTCTGGTCATATCCAATACGAACGTGTCTTTCTCCGGAAGCAACCAGACAAAAATAACATTCGCAGATGGTAATGATTCCTATGGTGCGTCTAATATGTATCTGGAAATCACCAACGGAGCCATGTTCTACTGCATTCCTCAACTTGTATTTGAACGAGGAAATATTTTTGTCTCTAAGAATTCATCCGCTTATATGCAGTATATTGATGTTTACTGCCATCACGTAAACAAATACGGCATGCTAACCGTAGTAACCTGCTCGGGTATGTCACATCTGAATGTTGAGAGAGCAGTATTTGATGCTCCGAATCTCACAGGCTTCGCTACTTATGACGGCGGTGTCATCGAACACGGCAAAATAACCGGAAGTGTAGCAAAAAATGCAGTAGGTCGGGTCTACCCGGAGTATGGAAGCAAAGACCTGATACCAAAAGAGATATCCGTAAATCCGAGTCTGTCGGAAAGTGATGATTCAGCGCAGACAATCACAAAAGCTCTGGAGCTGGCGAGCAAATCGAACTACAAAAATGTCCTGCTGAAAATCCACAGCAGTACATACAACGAAACGGTCAATATTACCGACATGCCCGCTCTTGAAATCCGATGCCTTGGAAATGTGACATTCGGGCAAGATGTAAACATCACCAACACGAACGTAAGATTCTCGTCCCGTGCCGCAGAAAATAATAAATTCATATTTGCATCCGGTGATCTCCTAATCGCGAAAGGATCAAATGTCACTATCTCGAATCAAATAGAAATTGCGAACGGAACAATTCATGTTACAAGCGGGTCTTCGCTTCTGACTACCGGAATCGTAACTGTAACGAACACTTCGACAAATGGTATCGGAGTCAATGCTTCGTATTCTGCGCACGCGTATATTTTCAGTATTACCATCAATGCGCAATATGGTCTGAGAGCTGATTACGGCGGCGTGATAAGCTACGGAACACTCAATGGCACAATGGTTTATGAAAAGTACGTGAGCAACGCAGGAAGAATTTATCCTGACAGCAACAGCTCAGCTCTTATCTCGGAATATTACGTCGTAAATCCTGAAACAGGCAGCGACGATAATACCGGGAGATCAGGATCTCCGCTGAAAACCATCGGGAAGGCGCTTACACTTGGCGCGAGACCTGAAGTAGCAAGCATCGAAATCGGTCTGGTCGCAGGGACGTACGATGAACAGGTCACAGTTCAAGATATGCCGAGGATCGAATTTTTGATACAGGGACAGGTAAACATTGCTCAATTGGTCGTAATCGATAACACGACAGTCGATATCACGGGAGTCAATAGTACATTGGCATTTGGAAGCAGTCTGACTGTGCAGAATGGGGCACACGTCAATGTTACAGTACCTTTTGATGTAACAGGTACTATTTCTGTCCTGTATAATGCTTCGCTGTCCTGCCTGATGCCAGTAGGCGTTACAACACCGAGTAACATGAGAGTCGGTGTGCAGGCTGCCAATAATGGGATGGCTGAATTTGGATACCTCACGATTGTCGCTCCGGTCGGTATGGAAGCTCTGCTCGGTGGAGTAATTACATACTCCAGCTTGTATGGAACAATGACTACTGAGCGGGAAACATCATATGGCGGGCGGATATACACGGGGCAACAACCAATTCTTGGGCCTATGGCAACGTCCGATGATGCGCCGGAAGACTCAAAAGGCTATCTCCGGAAAAATGGCGAATGGGTCGAATCCGATGATAGAGTCTATGAGCCGACTACAGATACATCAGAGACAACGATCCTTATAGAAGAGTCAGACGTGCCTTTTATTTCTGAGATTATTAGCGAAATCAAACCGCGTCAGGAAGGATCAGGCGACCCATCCCCGACAAATATTCGGAATTTCATTCCGATCACGGATGCAGAAATTGAATTCAGCGCAAACGGAACGTCTGGATTTCATTCGTACTACAAAGGCTTCCCCGATGATGACGAACCGATTTATGGATGCCGGATTCGTTGGGGAGCTAAAAAGATTGTCCGCACATGGCAGCTAATCACATATGACGGAAGTCAAATGCTCACAACTATATGGATGTCCGACAGAGATGTTTATGCACCTAACACCACACCAACCATCGGGGCAAAGGTATTAACTCACTGGACAGAAAACGAATTCGATTTCGACTACACTGACAATTCTGCCGCTGCCGTGGAGCAGGGAACCGATTTATATTTCGGGACGAGAGCCTATTACGATGATGATACCGCATCCCGGAACGATAATTATCTGGAAATCGAATACGAACATGTTAGTACGATAATTGACTATGTTGACGCAAAAGCCACACCTATAGACAGTAAAACCATCTATGTATCACACAGCGTGCCAATCCTCCCAGAAAGGGATGGTTCACAGGACAAACCGTATTGGAATATCTATGATGCGATCGCAGCAGGGAAACAGTCCCCTGCGCTGAATGTCACTATTTACGTCGAAGCAGGAACGTATACTGAAACGGTGACATTTCAAGGTCATAAGAACTATAACCTGATCCTGCAAGGAGACGTCACTCTTGGATATACAAGCTCGCCAAACCCCACAATAACTATTGAAAGAGGTGCGGCGCTGACAATTCGAGGGTCTTCGATTAGCGGGGTTACTCTGACGTTGACCGGGGGAGCCGCTGCAGCGCTTTTCGACACAATCGGAGTATTGATTGCAGACGGTGGCAGCCTGACGTTGGTCAGAACCAGTCTTGCGCTTTCAAATGCGAACACAAAGATTGGAATTCAAGTAGAAACAGATTCTGCTTTGTATTCATGGCTTAATTCCACAATCAGCCTGACGCCCAGTGAAAAAGGGATTGTGGTTTATGGCGGGATCGCGCACATTGAAGAAGCGACTATCAATTCTGTGCTCGGTTTACTGTCGGATGGCGGAGATATCAGAGTCGGAACGCTTGCAGGTACGATGACAACCGAGCGGGAAACGATCAACGGGGGCACGATTTTCGTAGATGATGAGCCTTACTCCATTCTTGACGAGAAGGCAAACGCAGATGATGTTTACGACAAGACGTATATCGACACCAACAAAGCTCCCATCATCATTTCTTCGGCGTTCGGTGCTGTAGCGAGCTTCAAAGACGGGTTAGCAGCTCCTGTTTCTGCGCTGAAAATCGGCATCGAGCCTGTGCAGTCCGGCTCTGGTGACCCTGCTCCTGACAATGTCAGGGCGATCAGCGGTCATACTCAGGCGAATATTTATAGAGTCGGAGAGGACATTTCTTTCAATACAATAGACGGATATATTAGCGGCACAAGTCCCCAGAAAATAGTTAGCAGTACTACTTACAAGGTTGCCTATATCCCTGTGGTTTCAGGGAAAACGTATTCCGCGAGGAAAACTGGAGTCTCGTGTCGTTGGAGATACGGGTTTACATCAGATGTTCCAGCCAATAACGTTTCCGTGAGCAATTATGTAAACATTTCTGACGCTTTATATGTGACTGTTACCGCCCCAGAAGGTGTTAGTTATTTGGCTTTTTATATCTCTGACCTTACAGATACGGAAAGCCAAAGTACTATTTTGTCCAAACTGTCAATAGGCGAGGCGTATGTTGTCACCATCGACCTCGACGGCACACGCTACGGTGGGACGCTCGATGTGCTGACAGGGGAAATGGTGGTGGATTATTTCTTTTTTGAGGGTACTGATGTTATATCATGTGCATTAAATTCGACAAGTGCATCAGCAACTGTTGGCAGAGCAAGGTTATCCGATAATAATTTTCCCGAAGCATTCTTGCAAACATCTAACGTAAACTCAACAATATCAATATCCAACCGCTTTTCTAAAAATATTCCAAGCGGTACCGCAGGACGAATGGTTTTGCAACAAAATGAATGGTATTTTGTGGTACCTACTTCCGAACTTGCGACAGTAGATCAAGCAGGACTTTTAACGTGGCTTACAAACAATTACACACAAGTCGCTTATAAAATGGCTACTCCGCTCGTTGTTCAGCTCGATCCGTCCACGCTTTCAACACTGCTTGGTGACAATGTAATATGGACTGATGTAGGAAGCATCGTAAATGTCGAATATCGAGCTGACACGAAGCTCTTCATCGAGAAGCTGACTAAGCCGACCGAAGACGATATGATCGCGAACGCGAATATCGCGAGCGGGAAGTATTTCATGGTCGGCAATTCGCTGTTCTACTCCACAGCATCAATTGCTGCAGGTGATGCGATCAAAGTCGGAACGAACTGCACGGCTCTGAGCTTTGCAGATGCATTGAACAATCTCAATTCATAACCAAAGGAGACTACTATGGCTTATATCATTCAAGAGATTCAAACAACAAACGGTACTCCTGCCTTTTTACCGCAGGAAGCATATCAGGATAGAGCGTCAGCCGAGTCCGCTTTTTATCTGAAATGCGGCTCAGCGGTCATTTCTGACGTTCCCGTTCATACGGTGATGACGTATACGGAAAAAGGGTTTCCGATTCCCGAATTGACGAAGTGCTTTGAGCATGGAGTCACGGAATAACTGGATTATGTGACGAGTAGACCGTTTTCGGTGATGAAAGGATCTTTCCAAAAAATGAAAACTGCTATACTTAAAAGTGAGGTGGGGCAATGAACGCCGCCATCGTTACCGCTTTGATAAGCGGACTCTGTGTCGCAATCCCAACAATCATTTCTATCATTGTTACGTCCAATACAAGGGACGCCGTGAATGAAGAACGGATCAAAAATCTATCTGAAAAGATAGATGTATTGAGCGTGAAAGTCCAACTACACAACAATTTCGCAGAGCGTATATCGCTTATCGAAAGAGATATAAAGGCGGCTTTCACTCGCATTGATGAGCTGAAGGGGGGCAAATGAGCAACTTGAGTAATCCGAAATGGTGGGCGGCTGCCGGAATTAGAGCGTTGAAGACTTTCGCACAGGCTGCGATTGCTACAATCGGTTCGAGCGCAGTTCTTTCGTCTGTTGATTGGAAAATGGTTGCTTCTGCTTCAATCCTTGCGGCTATTCTGAGTATGCTTACAAGTCTTGCGGGACTTCCTGAAGTTGAGCAATGAAGAATATACGCAAAAATGATGATGGAACATACACGGTTATGCTCCATCTGAAAGAGGATGAGCGGAGACGGTTGAAAAGACTGTCCAGAAGTTTGAATGTGAACGACTTTGAAGCTATCAAGTATGCGATCCAGCTCGTATCATGGTGGAGCAAGAACGAAATCGAGCCAGAGGTGGAATGAATTATCGACAGCCATTTAAGGGAGATTATGGAATTTCGCAGAGATTCGGGAAGACTGAGTATAACCAGAATCATACAGGTATTGACTTCCTGTGTCCGAGCGGGACTCCGATACTTGCGAGCGAATCCGGTCAGGTTTTCTTCGCAGGATGGAAGGATGGCGGTTACGGTAATTGCGTTTTCATAAAGCATCCTGACGGTAACGTTACGATTTATGAGCATCTTGAAAAAGCGACGGTCAATGTTGGTCAAAGTGTAGAGCGTGGTCAGGTCATTGGATATTCTGACAGCACAGGAAATTCTACTGGCCCACATCTACACTTTGAGATCCGAGATGCAAGCGGAAAACCATTTGACCCGATGAGCGTTCTTCATTCTGTTGATGACTCAGTGGTTGCTCCTAAACCGCTGAAACCGTCTTTGAAAGGTGCTGATTCGCTTGGTAGGAATGTAGAAATCGTTGCTCCTGCGGGAGCGTGGGGATGGTCGTTGAATTTCGACAAACGGCAGACGGTCTTTCCTTACGGGACAAAACTGACATTCACCGGAAAAACGACACAGAGGTTAGGCTATACATATTGTGAGTGCTATCCTGAACCAGCTAAATACTGGGTCGCTGTAAATGACGGAGATTGTCAGATCCTTGATAACCAATAGATTCAAAGAGGAGAACCCGAACCCGAGCGGAAAGAATGTCGGCGACTGCACAGTAAGAGCGATCTGTCTTGCTACAGGACAGTCATGGGAAAAAATCTATCTTGACCTTTGCTTGCAAGGGTATATGATGTCGGATATGCCTTCCAGTAATGATGTCTGGGGGGCATATCTCATTGATAGGGGGTGGCGCTTTCATCGTTTACAGGACTCCTGTCCGTATTGCTATACGATAAAGGATTTCTGTAAAGACCATGAAAGAGGAACATTTATCGCCGGAACTGGAAGTCACGTTGTATGTATAAATGAGGGGGAATACATTGATGCGTGGGATTCTGGCGATAAAGTCCCTCTTTTCTACTTTGAGAGGGAAGAGTGATACCATACAATTATAACACATATCCGTGGATACAAAGCGGACAGCAGTTTCAACCAACCGCACAACAACAGAGCAATTCGTCCATCATTTGGGTACAGGGAGAAGCAGGAGCAAAGAGCTACCTTGTCACTTCGGGACAATCTGTTCTGTTGATGGATTCCGAAGATAACGTATTTTACATAAAATCTTCTGACGCTTCGGGGATGCCGATGCCGTTGAGGACGTTTGACTATACGGAGCGAGTTGTTGCAAAAAATGCAACAACCACTCCACAAGCGGAATACGTCACACGAGAAGAATTTGAAAAGAGAATTGCGGAGTTGAAAGATGCCAAACAATCTGTACCAACAACTAAATCAAAACAATCCGATTAGTATGATTGACCGCTTCAATCAGTTCCGCAATCAGTTTCGGGGAGATCCTCGGCAGATGGTGGAGCAACTTTTGCAAAGCGGAAGGATGTCACAGGCTCAGTTCAATGCGCTGAGCCAGAAAGCGAGCGAATTTCAAGAACTTTTGCGCAGAGTTTTTTAGAAATTAGTATAAAAAAGAGGGGGAATTTCTAAAAATGTCATTGACTTCAGAAAGTATGACACCTGCCGATATTGCGGCAGTTACTGGAAACAGGTCTTATAGTGGTTTTGGAGCAGATGGGGGATTATGGTGGATCATCATTTTGTTCCTGTTTATGTTCAACGGTGGTGGATGGGGCAACAATGGGGGTATGAACAGCCTTTATCCATGGATGAATCAGAGCGAACAAATCGGTGGTGGTTTCCGTGACCAGATGCTGAACACTTCCATTACTGGAATCCAGAACAGCATCACGAGCGGTTTCGGGGACGTTCAGACTGCTCTCTGCGGTGGATTTGCGGGAGTGAACGCATCCATTACAAACGCACAGATGGCAGACCTCGAACGCAGTTTTGCTTCGCAGACTGCGATGTCACAGGGATTCAGCGGAGTGCAGTCACAGCTTGCACAATGCTGTTGTGATAATCGTCTTGCGACCTGCCAGACCCAAAACATCGTCCAGAACGAAGGTGCGGCGACCCGTCTTGCGATCCAACAGCAGACTCAGGCTATCCTCGACAAGATGTGCCAGCAGGAGATTGACGCTCTGAAAGCTCAGAACATCGCTCTGCAGAATCAGAACAATATGCTCAATCTCGCTGCATCACAGACTGCACAGACTGCTCAGTTGATCGCTGACAACACAGCTCAGACGCAGTACATTGTCAATCGTGTAGCACCGTATCCGATCCCGGCTTATACCGTTGCGAATCCTGTGACTCCGGCTGCGTAAGGGGGTGCATATGCACGCTATGTATGACCTCAAAGATATGCTTTGCGAAGAACTGGAAGACCTTGTAAAAAAAGGAGAACTGTCAGCGGGTGATCTTGATGTTGTTGATAAACTCACGCACTCAATCAAGTCGCTTGTAACGATCATGGCAATGGAAGACAGCGGTTATTCCAACGATGGTTACAGCGGAGCAAGACGGCGTGACAGCATGGGAAGATATACTTCTGACGGAAGGTCTTATAGTCGATATTATGACGGATATTCTGGTCGGCGATACAGTCGGGATGACAGCAAAGCAAGTATGATACGGGAGCTTGAAACCCTGATGAACGAAGCATCATCTCAGGACGTGCGTGACGTTATGTCGCAAGCTCTCAGCAAGCTGAAAAGTATGTAAGATGTTTACCGAAAAAGAGCTATTAGAAGCCATTGATGAGTGTCAGAACACGCTGCCGAAGAATTTCTCCACTTGTGAAAAATTGGCAGTCTTTTACACGATCCTCGATCACATCAGTGCTGACAATAGCAACGACTGGAGGCTTATGATGTCGGCAGATTCTGAACCTCGGAAAGCGGTTGATATAGTCGTAGGCGACTATGGTACTACCGAGTTTTACTCGGCAGTTCGTGGAAAAGAGTCGAAGAAGGTATGGTCAATCTTCGGGGAGCTTATGGATGCTCTGAAGGTGCTGAATCCGAAGCTCTATAACAGGACGATTGAAAGACTGACCGTGCTTGAGTGAACCTGTCGGAAATTCTGACATGCTCGGAAATTCCGAATGACTGTCATGGACGATCCTGAAATACGGATCGTCTTTTTTTTAAATTGATAATACTCAATTATATAAATCAACTTGACAAATGTATACATTTGTATATAATTAAGTTAAGATAAAAAATAAAACAAAGGAGATGCCTACAATGAACGCAGCAGAAAAAGCAACTTGTGAAATGATCCTCAATGATGGAGTTGTTCTTCAGAAATATGACGGATTTTCAAAAGAAGGGATTCACGTTGAATGCTGGTCGGTCGAATACCTTGGCGAAAAATACACCATGACCAAAAACAACGGCGAATGGATCTACTTCCTGCATAACTAACCACAACAGCCCTCCCGGCGGGGCAATACACCGGGAGAAAGGAGCTTGCAATGGGATACCTCGTAAAAATTACAACAATGAATGGAACTCACAAGATTGTGGAAAAAGCAGGATGCCGTGGCGAACGAACGTATATTTCTATCGAAAACGAAACGAAGATCAGAATAAATCCTAAACCGAGGAAATTGACAGGTTGGAAGACTATCAAAGGCGCAGAAAAATACATTGAGAACGACAAGAAAAACGTGCTCGGATCAGAGTGGACATCCGAATACGAAATTATCATCAAACTATAGACCTTTTGACGAGGTCTGAGTCAATCATGAGAAAGGAAACTACAATGACCTACAATGACATTCAAAACGAAGTAATCAAGCGATACAGGATCAAATTAGATTCTCAATCCAGTTGCCGCTGCCGGATGCACGCTCACGTGAAGGAACGCAAGATTTGCAAATGGTTTCCGAAGAACAGTATCCGGGCAACATTCGATCTTCTCCATGAAATCGGTCACATCGAAACAACAAAGAGTTGGATGCGCCGATGCGAATCTGAGTTCTACGCGACACAGTGGGCTTTGGATCGATGCAAAGAATACGGGATTACTGTTCCTGATAAGATTGTGAGCCGTTATCAAGATTACATCAACAGGGAACATGATCGTGGTGTTCGAAGACATGGAAAACATATGCCTTCAATCATTGATCTGATTTTACAAGCATGAAAGGAGAACTGCAATGACAAAGACAAAATCCATACGTGTTGATTTCGGTGAGGACATAAAAGGCAGACCGATTTCTTACTATTACAGTTTAGAAAAATCAAAACCACCGATTGGGTCACTCTACAATGGGTATAAGATTACCGAATATATAAATGAAAACAGGAAGGTTGCGAAATACGCTCCTGATATGGCTGAAAAATATTATTTCTATAGAGTACACACTGGTTCTATTATGGGATTTCCTTTGACTTCACTCATTGCAGTTCCTAAAAAGAAAACAAAGTGATACTCAAGGCGTCTGAAAGCAAGAAAGGAGACTACAATGACAAATACTGAATTTGGTTATCTTTGCACAAGAAGACCTGCCGACCTTGGGACGATTCCCTCTGGAGCAAAACGCATCGAACGGATGGATGGCAACACCGTCGTCTATCCTGATTACCGGAAATTCAACTACAAGCCGTGGGACATCGTTTACTATGATCACGAGCTGTCTGTGAAGGACATTGAGCGGTTCGAGTTAACGCCGAAGTACGATTTCACTGGCGGACTGCTCACCGAGTTTTTCCAAATTCGTGAAGAAATCAAGCAAGGTTTGATTGCGGTTGATTTTGATGACGTTGTTGAGTACAACGAGAATGATAAGCTGTTCGCAACTTACGGCGAATTATTGCTCAATACGATTCGATACAATCCGCTGGATGAAATCGACTGGTGTGCTTTATATGTGATGTTATGCTTGGAGTAAGGAGTACAAAATGGAAAAGTATTACGACATTTACTTCGATCCGTCTGATCTGGAAGTGGATACTGAAGGCCATCTGGAAAATCCGGAAATTCTGCAGATCATCGAGTTTGACTATGACGATGAGACCGAAAAAGTCACCGCCTGCCGCCGCGTGAATGAAAAGGGCGAAGTCATCGAAGATCCGTGGAAGGACCGAGAATATGCTGAAACATGGGGCATGTGCCATTCCGGGGACGGGGATGACCCGACCATCAGCAAGGCACTGGGACGATTTGAAGGATGGCTTGATAATAATCTGGACTGGCGTGAAAGCTATCGTGGCGACTACTATAACCCGCCGGAATACATCTGCGTCGGAATTGAGGGGTATGTAGATGAACCACCATACCGCCCATTGCACATCAGCGACACCGTCATCAGGGCAATTCTGAAGAGACGGCGGTAAAGAACAGAAGCTGTACGGTCTGTAGAATCTGAATTACAATTGCATACAACGAAAGAGGTATAACAATGGTTGATCCTATAGTGGAAGAACGTTTCGAGTACAAAGGCTATCCCTGTGTGATCCTTTTTATGCCGATGTGCTACAGGTGCGGCTATGTCGGGCTTAAGCGGGGAGTCGCCTACAACACAAAAGAGATCGAGTGCCATGGCGGGATCACTTACAATGAAGCCTATCTTTGGAAACAGGATGACCCTGATAAATGGTGGATCGGATTTGACTGCATGCATTTTCCTGATGGGTTTGACGTAGAATCCGGCTTGGAATATTGGCGAGACAACGAAGAACAGTACAATACGGTGAAAAATCTATTCAAAAGAATGGGAACGTTTCACCGACCTCGTTCTTTGTATTTTGTAGAAAATGAGTGCAAACACATCGTTGACCAGATTGAAGAAGATTTGAATAATAAGGAATACATATGAAAAAACGGATCGGATCAAAATTATATGATACGGAAACTTCCGAAAAAATCGCTGATGTTGGTATCGGAATTTTGTACAGGAAACGAACACGAGAACGGGAATGGTTTCTGCAAATCGGCCAATATATTGAACCAGTCGAGGATGAACAGGCACGTGCATTGCTTGGAGAAAATGTGTACCATGAGAAACCGCCAGAAAGCAAGCGGATTATGATCGGCGTGGATCGTCAGACCCATGCGAAGATAGCACGAGCAGCGAAAAAGGAAGGTTTGCCGATTTCAGAGTTTATGCGGGAATGGGCAAAAGAGTTGTAATATAATAAATGTAGATGATGAAATTCGGCTTCAAGCCGTGTGCTCGCTTCAGCGGGATTTATATCATCAAGGTTCAGCGAGACTTTCCTTTCCCTAAAAGTGTCGCTTTACGGCGATTTGTCCCGAGCGGCAAAGGGGTCTGACTGTAAATCAGATGGGCAACGCTCTTCGGTGGTTCGAGTCCACCAGTCGCCACTTGATGTAGATGTCTTTGCCCTTACATCAACATCTGTGCAAGTACCTGAGGTCGATTCAGGTACTTTTTTTATGCAGTACACCAGCTCTCAAAAAGTTGTGAGTATCTGAAAACTTCGCGCGGGGGCGCTGTAACTTCACCGCTCGTGGTACTCGCAACTGTAGCAAATCCGGGTAAAGTATGCCGTATCAAAACTTTTGCTTCTGGATAGATCACGACTGAGTGGACGAACAATGAAAGAGCATTGCGGAGTTCATCCGTACTGCTCTTTTCATTTTCAAGGACTTGAAGAATTGAGGTTCTGATGCGGTCACATTCTTCTATAATTTTGCCGTGAGATTCGGAATCATCAACTATCTGTAAGGATTGTGCAAATTCTGCACGTTGCTTTTCGAGTTCCGATAACCTTTTCACCAAAGTTACAGGAGTTTCATCGGAATCTTCAATAGCACTTGAAATACGGGCTATTTTCCGGTCGATTTTCGCGATTTCTTCTTCAACCTTATATTTATTCACCTCATCTGGAAACGGCGATTTCAGCGCGTCTACGATGCTTAGAATGTCTTTCTGATATTGAGCGTCACTCAGTAACTCAATTCCTTTTTCTATCACAAGTTTATCGAGAATTTCTTTCCTGAATCCGACATGCTTATCATTGCAATAGTAAGTTTCGTAAAGTCTTCCTTTGGCTGTTCTGCGATCGAGAAATGCCTTTTTCCCACAAACACCACAATAAAGTAAATTGGATAAAAGTGGACGATTTTTGCTGAAATGTCCCAAAGGTTTCTCATGTTCTTTTGGTGCATATTTATTATAAATTTGCAAATTATCGAAAGTTTCTTTGTCAATAATAGGTTCGCAATAATCCGTCATGGTGGTTTCTCCATATGTCAGTTGACCATATAAAAGAGGTTTGTGCATCAGCCTTTGGATGTAGACCCGTTGTTTGTTGGCGAACGGCCCGCCGATGATGATTCGCATCTCGTCAAGTGTAGCACCATGCAGCCGCTGATCTATCGCCTCGCGGATCTTCGGTGCGAGGTTCGGATCTGGCTCTGCCTTGTATCCTGTCCGCTTCTTCCCGTTGCTGTAAAATCCCATGTCTACAGGGACAGCGATCCATCCGTCAGGAATATTTGACCGTGGAATCACTTTATATTTCTGGAAATTATTTTGCAAGGCTCTGCGAACGTCTGCCGAAATCATGTCTGATTGGTTTTGAGCAGAAGCAAAATACATGGCTTCCATAACTCTTGCGAAAGGCCCGTTATCCATGACAGGCTGTTGAAGACTGTATATCTTATATCCTGCCATTCGAAGACGAGCTGCATCCAACTGAGCTTGATTCATATTTCGATGAAGTCGCTCAAAATCCCATGCAATCAACCCAGCAATGTCTGTTCGTTTTTTCTTGCCATGAAGTAAATCTGACATCATTTCGAGGTAGTGTTCACGCCCTTTTGTAGACCTTCCACTCACAAAAGGATCGGAATAAACCTTCACTAAAACGAGGTCGTTTTGTTCACAGAAACGGCGAATTGCGGCATCCTGCTCGTCTGTGCTTGTATTTTTCAGTCCTTGCTCATCGCCGCCGGAATATCTGGCATAACCGACTACTTTATCGCCTTTATTAAATGGGCAAATGTTCGGAATCATGGTATAATACTTTTCATAAGGGTAAATCCATTTTATCCAGTCTCATCTCATCAGAGGAAAACCACCTTCACCCCAATCAAAAAAGGTGGTTTTCTTTATTTATGGTATAATTATTTACAGAACAGAGTTTTTTCATAAATACTCCTCCTAAAAAACCGTTTGACGCCGCAGACAAACGGTTTTTTATTGTCTTCGAGGAATCGGTTGAATTTCTGGCGGAATAGTCGTTATGACATGAGCCAAAACATGGATACAGTAATCCTCTATTTCGGTTTGAGTGTAATGCATCATCTTAAATTTCGGGTTATCTGGAATCAGGTCGATCCCGCCATCTTCTGCGTGATAAATCCTTTTGACAGTATTGCTGTCATTTATGCTGATGATGACGATAGTTCCGTCATCCCACCAATCAGTTGGATAACAAACCATCAAATCTCCCGGACGTATAGTCGGTATCATTGATTTGCCGACAGCGTAATTCAGAACAAGTTCTTTCCCGTATTTTTTGATAAAAGACTTTGGAACACTATGCTCACCCACGTAGATGTATGGTTCTCCCGCCATTCCGTAACCGCACTGTAAAGAAGCTACAATAGGCAGCATTACCTCATCCTCAAACACAGGAACCGGATTTTCTTTGATTTGTCTTCCAAATGGCATCTCCTCAAAATCTACATCTTCTGTCAGTGTATCAATAGACACACCGTAGTAATCAGATAGTTTTTTAAGTGATTCTATATCCGGCTGACTTCTCCCTGACTCATAATGATGATACGCAGATTCCGTTATGCCGAGCAGATTTGCAACATCTTTTAGGCGGTCACCTTTTTTCAATCTTAAAACCTTGAACATCTTCATCTCATCACCCCTTTATTTTAATTATAGCTAAAAACTTTACAAATATCAAACTATTTAGAAATCATAAAAATATGTAAATCTCTTTACTTTTTATAAAAAATGCATATAATATTATTAAAGTTGTTTACAGGAGGGTTGATGAATTATTTATTGAAATTACGAAAATCACAAGGTTTGACACAAATGGATGTAGAAGTGGCGACAGGGATCGACACAGCGACTTTGAGCTTATACGAAAACGGTGTGCGGTATCCGACTGTCAAGAACGCAAAAAAACTCGGAAACTTATACAAAGTCAATTGGTTCGAGTTTTTTTCAGGCAAAGGAGATGAGTATGACGAAGGAAGAATTTGATGCGGAACTTCGGGAACAGATCGAAAGAGGAGAGATCACGCCCGAACAAGCAGAAAGCGAGATGGATTTTTTCGTAAATGGTTCTGACAGTTTTCAAAACATTTACGGATGGTAGAAAAGAGGTGTGATGATTAAGGCGTTTTGGAATGGACATGAGATCTATGACATCAATTATGAAAATGGTTGGTGTGAGATCTTATTCAAAACGAATAACTATGAAAGTCCGATAACTGGAACAGGACGTTATCGTGTAAGCATGGAAGATATAGTTTTGATGGAGGTGAAATGATTGATCTGAATTACAAGGAAAAGCATGAACCGAAAAACTGGGAGCCGGAAGAAATTGCGGTTGCGGTTCTGGCAGCGCTGATCTGGATTCCGATGGTATTCGTGATTGGGAGTTTGTTATGACTCCTGCGGTGCGTTGCGAAGGTGTAACAGCAGAAAGCATCATGTATCAGCGTGGGATTGTTTCCGTGAAGCTCGAAGGATTCCATGCTTGGTTGTACCGAAGGATGATCGGGATGTACGGGAAAGCTGATGCAACTGAAAGGTTTTGGTGGCATTGGCATAAAAAAGAAGGAAGCCTCAACAGCAACCACCACGAAGCTGAAAAGGCTTACCTACAATGACATATAGGAGTATACCACAAAAAATGAATAAAAGAGAAACTTATCGTGACACAGTATCAAAAGACGGAACTTTGACCGCTCATATTTCAGCGGAAATTGCTAAAAAGATAAAGAAATACTGCTCTTCGCAGAATATTTCGGCAACGAAATTTATTGAAGACTGCATAAATAAAGAGCTGGATGTTTTGGAGCGAGAAGCATACAACAGTATGCCGAAAGAGATGTTGATCGAACTTTTACTTGCAAAAAAAGAAATCAGAGGATGAGATGGAAACAAATGAAATGATGGTTGTAAACAACCAAAACCTGTATATTGCTCCCGTGGTCGGGATTAGCGAAGCGAAAGAAAAATTTGAGATGGTTCGCAAGTACACAGCGGACTGCCTTACAAAAGATGTCGATTATGGCAAAGTTCCGGGAGTGTCGAAACCGTCTCTACTGAAACCCGGAGCGGAAAAAATCTGTTCACTCTTTGGATTGACACCGAAATTTGTTTGTGTTGATAAGATTATGAATTGGACGGGTGAAGGAAATCCCGATAACGAGCCATTTTTCTATTTTGAGTATCGGTGCGATCTCTACCGTGCGGGAGAATTTGTCGCATCCTGCGACGCATCATGTAATTCATGGGAAAAGAAATACCGTTATCGCAGTGCGGAACTGAGCTGTCCGAATTGCGGTCAACCGCTCCGTAAAAGCAAGAATAACGATGGTTATTACTGTTGGACAAAGACAGGTGGATGCGGTGCAACTTTCGGATCGAAAGACCCGAAAATTACAGGTCAGGAAATCGGCGTAAAGAAAAACATGGACACAGCCGAGCAGGTGAACACGTTTCAGAAGATGGCACAGAAACGCGCCTATGTTGGTGCAACACTTATTGCTTGCAACCTCAGCGAGTATTACACGCAAGACATTGAGGACATGGATCGTGGAAGTGTTGCAACGGAACAACAGCCGGAATACATCGAAGCAGAATACACAACTATTCCGCAGACGCAGCAACAGCCAAAACCGCAGAAGAAACAATTTGATGAAGTTGCTTTCCTGCACGATTGGTCAGAAAAATCAGTAGTTATTATCGACGGAACTACCATCCCATTGCAAGACATTACTCTCGAATTTGCTTGTGATATTGACACAACGAACTCAGATGGCACAGTCGTGAAAATGGGAAAGCGGTCAGTCGGTCAGCTTGCGGGGATGTGGAAAGCATATAAACAACGTCTTTCCGATCCTAATGTCGTCAGAGATGAAGTTTTGATGAAACTCTCCGCAGTTAATAAAATCCTGACTGAGAAAAAGATTGCTCAAGAAAAATTAGAAAATATTCAGTAAAAATCGGAGATGCTCGGTAATCCGATTTCGACACCATTCTCCACGATTGTAACCAATATACCCAACACAAAGGAGCGTAACCGAGCAACGCTCCAATTTTTAGAAAGCTGAGTAAAAAATGATTTGGTTCAAGTTTTATACGATTTGGGGCGAAGGATTACAAGAGCTTTCGGATGCCGAAGCAGGACGGTTTATAAAGTCAATCTGTAAGTATGCAGACACCGGAGAAACCGAAGTGCAAAGCGGAAACGAAAAGCTATTGTACTCTATGGCTCTGAGGCAGATGAAACAAGACGCAGAGCACAATGCGAAAATATCCAGTGCAAGAGCTGAAGCAGGTCGCATTGGTGGGCTGAAAAAATCAAAGCAATTGCAAGCAAATGATAGCAATTGTAAGCAAAATGAAGCAAAAGAAGCAAATGTTTTATTAAGAATTAAGAATAAAGAATTAAGAAGTAAGAATGAAGAATTTAATATTTGCGCTGAAGCGCACGTTTCCGCTCCAGAAAAACCAAAACTGACCCCAAATGACCATGATTTTTGGAAGTTTGCGAAAGAAAATGCGGAGCTTGCAGAAGCGTTTTACAGAGCTTCTGGATTGTATCCTATTGGAAATCAGTTCGGACGTTGGGTGAATGATCTGAAGAATTTCCGAGAGGCAGGAATAACTGTTCAGCAAATGCAAACGGCTGTTCAAAAGATTCGGCGAGAAGGAAGAATCACAATCAGCGCTCCGGGTTCTGTATTTACGACAGCGAGAGATATTTCACTTGGTGGTAGTTCTGGAAAAGGAGTGGTTCAGCCGAAACCGCAAAATAAGACAGCTTACGAAATGCTTGAGGAAATGGGGATCGTATGAATGACATTCAGGCAACACAAATCATTGCCATGCTTGAAACGAATTGGCAACCTTTCAAGAATACAAGCGCAGCGATAAAGTTGTGGGCGTCAGCATTTGCGGAAGACCCTTATGAGCTGGTCAATACAGCTGTGATGGCAATGATTCAGACTGACGCTTCAGAGTTTCGCCCGAATGTAGCGAAGGTCAGACGGAAGATGCACGACATCATCTACGGCGAACGCATGAGTGAAACGGAAGCATGGTTGACGATCAAGAATAGCTTACCTGAAGCGCAGGAAAGTCCAGAAACACTGAAAGGTGCAAGGTCTGCTTGGGAGAAACTGCCGGATGATGTTAAAAAGCTCGTGACACCACGGCAATTGCTTGAGTGGAATAGTGTTGAAAGCTCCACACTCGACACGGTTATACAAAGCAATTTCATGCGCTCCTATCGTGATGTTTCTGATCGGCGGTATAGCAAAGAAGCGTTGCCGAAAGGCACATTGAAAACAATCGGCGAAATCAGGCAAGCAACAGGTCTTTTTACTGATCCAGAGAAAAGACCAGAATTACCAAAACCCCAAAAAATCGGTTATGAAGAACCTGACTGGATGGTGCGAAGACGTGTTGAAGGTTGGAATATTGATTAAGAAAGGAATGATGAGATGAATACTTGTAAAAATTGTGCGTGGTATTGCCATACAGATGGATTTTGTTACGGGAAAGCGTTTGCTTTGGGTTGGAAAGAATATTACGCTGAACTGGTCAGGAATCCGGAACGGACGCACTGTCCGTCATGGACTTTCGATGGTCTGGAAGATTGGGAGAGAGAACCGGAAGAAACCCTCGTGACAATGGAGGAATCATGCAGACTGTGAATGAAATCGTCTTCGGGCAGAAATTATTGGAAAGAAGTCTTGAGCAAAACACCGTATTTTATGAATCAATAAGCAAAGTATTAAATGATTGTGAAACTGAAGAACGAATTCGAGACGATTATAAACGAATACTTGAGGCGAGAATCAGAAACGTCGGCGAAAAAGGAGCATTAGAGTTATTAGGTTCTTTAGCCGTTTATTTTACACAGATCCCCGAAAAACAAGTCAGAGGGGTCGAAGTCGAAAGAGCGATGCGAAGAGGGAAAAGAAACAATTACATTGAGTTGGACGCTCAGTGATTGTGTTTTATCGAGCCGCCATCACTCCGAGCATGGCGGGAAGTTTATTAGACAGGTCGTGCGGATGTACCGCGCCTGACCGAAACGAAAGAAAGGAGAATCCCCTGTTATTTTCTTTTTTGTCACCTATTAGTAATCAAATTTGTTTATGTATGCCGTGGAGGGATCGGCGCGGCATTTTATTACAGAGTGGTGAATGAAGAATACAGTCCGTTTGATCGAAGGTAATTACTACCGTCTCCGTTACATAGACACAGGCTTCGTCCATCCAGAAGACCGCGGGTTATGGAGATGTGACCTCGTAACATGGGACGGTGACCATTGGGGCTATCACGACGATGACGACTGGATGGTGGATCCTGATGGATGGCGGGTGGTTGCCAGAGAGATAGGTTGGGGATTACGAAGGGAGAAGGTATGACCGAATGTTTAAAGCCATGCCCATTTTGCGGGAGCGCGAATTTGACAACATATACGATGCGTGGAAAGTTTACACAATACGTTGTGCGGTGCAAGGATTGTGATGCCAAGTTATTCAGCAACACGCCGAACATGGTGGTAGCTAAGTGGAACCATAGAGCAGAGCGGATAGAGATTGAGCGGAAGAAAGGAAAATGGCTTGAACGATCTGTTCATCATGGACTGATAGAAGATTTACAGCAAGCGAAATGCTCAGTCTGCGGAAAATATCATACAACTCCATTGTTGTATTTTTACGACAACTATCCGTACTGTCCTTCATGTGGATCGGAGATGAGGAGCGAAGAATGACTGACGAATTGAAACTTTCGCGGTGCGGTTGCGGAAGCGAGGCATTTTCCCACATGATAGGAAACGCGGAAACGCATGGTTACTATATTTGCTGTGAAGAATGCGGAACCAAGACTGCAATTTACGACACGTTAACCGAAGTTATTACTGCATGGAACAGGGCAATGGGTACAGATGTACGAACACTAATGAAGGTTTTTGCTTATGATGCAACGTGTGCGGTTTGTGAAAAGAAAAAAGATCGGACAGCGAAGATGGAAACGGTGGAAAAACCGAACGTGTTCAAATGCTCTGAGTGCGGACAGTATTTTCATAGCACGGCATGGGGCAGTCCTGTTGAGTACTGTTCACGATGCGGAGCGAAACTCGATTGGAGTGAAAGACATGAGTGACCTTATCAGCAGACAAGATGCAGTTGATGCAGTATTAGATTTGTCTGAAAAGCTGAAAAACGAAATGCTTTTTATAGATGCCATTGTTGATGAAATTGAAAACATCCCATCCGCAGAGCCGGAACGGAAGACTGGCAAGTGGATAGAAGTTTACGGATATGCCACGCCCGGTGGCGACCCTGTTTGGAAATGCTCTGAGTGTGGGAAGGGAATCCACGTATACGGTATCGAAGCACCAAGCTACAACAGAGATTACACAGATGGTCATCAGTGGGTAGCGTGCCCGAACTGCGGTGCGGATATGAGAGGTGAAGAGAATGGATGATTTGATTTCAAGAGAATTGGCGTTGAAAGAATCTTATAAAATTGTGATAGAAGGTGAAGCATTCGATGTCGTTCAAGTAGAAACACTACTTGGATTGCCATCCGCAGAGCCAGAGCGGAAAAAGGGAAAGTGGATTTATGATACTGAAAGAGTCTGGCATGATGGTGGAATTTACGTTCAGTACCATTGCTCAGAGTGCAGATTCCAAATAATCGGAAGTTTATATAATTATTGTCCCCATTGCGGAGCGGAGATGACGAGGTGAAGATGAAGACGCTTGACTTAACAGAAGGCGAAGCGCGTGCTGTCGCTGAGATGATCGATATGAATCTGTTCAGTACGATTCGCAATGACGATGAGATTGATTCCATGCTGTAGTTGAGAAGAATCGTCCATGCTTTTGAGAAACTCTGTAAATACTCAGGATACAACAGTGGATATGCCGATGAAGTGGCAAGCGATGGGGTGACCGATGAAGACGCTCGATGAAGTGATTATTGCGTTGGAAGGTAGCGCAAGGTCTGGAATCAAAGATGATGCGATCCACTATCTCCGGGAATATCGTGATTTTCAAAAATCGGCTGAAACGTTAGACAACGGTGATTGTGTTTCAGATGTGAAAAACGAACCGTTGATGAAGAGATTGATCGCAGTCTTGAGAGAAGTGAGGGGAGAATGAGTTACGATATTGAGCTGAAAGACCCGATCATGGGTACAACAATAGTATTTGAAGAACCACATCAAATGCATGGCGGGATGTATCAGATAGGTGGTACAGCAGAAGCATGGCTGAATATCACGTATAACTATAGTGGGTATTATTATGACGCGACTGAGAGCGACTCTCGATTCTTCGGGAAAACGGAAGACGATTATGAAGAAGAAGAGCCTCGGAATCTCGGTATTAGAGGGATTTATGGAAAAACAGGTGCCGAATCAATTCCGATGCTTAGAGATATGATTCTACGAATCACAGAAAAGTACTCAAAAGACGGTAAGTGGATTGATGGAGAAGGTCCGAATGATGACTACTGGGAATCCACTGCAGCCAATGCTGTTAGACCGTTGTTACAGCTTGTAGCACTTGCAAGAATACGACCTGACGGCATTTGGGAAGGAGATTGATATGACAGGAAGTGAATACCAGAAATTAACAATGAGGACGAATGACGGAAAGTCTACTGAAAGGCTGGAAGGATTTATGTTCGATGGACGAATCGATACAGGCGGCATCCTGAATGGCTGTCTTGGGCTTGCCGGAGAATCGGGTGAGTTTCTGGATATGATGAAGAAGTGGTTCTTCCATAACAAACCGCTCGACGAGGATCACGCTAAAAAAGAACTCGGCGATGTCATGTGGTATGTAACAATGATTTGCCACAGTTTTGGTTGGTCATTGGATGAGATTATGAGAATGAATATTGATAAGTTAAAAGCCAGATACCCTGATGGTTTTTCTACAGATTTATCAAATCATAGAAAAGAAGGAGATGTGTAATGGAGCCAAAAACGAAAATTCGATGTTGTCCGTTCTGTGGTGGTGAAGGCGAAATAATAAGTGATAGTGATAGCGGTGAAATGGCTGCTTTTGCCGTTATATGTAAACAATGTCATGCTATGACAGCATTTTATTTGGACGATACGAAAAGAGCAGTCAGGGCATGGAACACCAGATGTAAGGAGGAGTTTTTCTGATGTATCCGCATTTTATCGAAGTTCATGTAGATGAGATTCCGCTTGCTTTGAATATAGCACATATTGTTTCTGTAAAAGATGGAGCTGTGAAACTGAGTAGTAACAAAGACTATTTTTACGGGGTCGATGAATCCTATGACGAGCTTAGTTATCTTATTCAGAATTGTGGTTGTCATATTGAGAAGAAAGATCCTCGGCTCGATGACAGACCTTTGAAAATGGAACAATTGAAAAATATGATCGGTGAGCCTGTCTGGAACGCAAACCGAAAGCAATGGGGGCTTGTCTGTGATTACTACGAGGACGAGGAAAATGACTTTGCGATGATTACGATAAAGCCATACAAAGACATCAGTTACGACTATGATGCGGTCGATCTCGAAAAATATCCAGTATACGGGATGAAGGTGAAAGATGCCTGTTGATTGGAAAGACTATCCGGCAGACTGGAAACAGATTTCGCAAAAGAAAAAAGAGTCAGTCGGATGGAAGTGCGAAGTTTGTGGAAAACAATGCCGACTTCCGGGCGAGCAGTTTGACACGCATAGGAGGACACTGACTGTAGCACATTTGAATCACGATCCGATGGACTGCAGACCGGAGAACCTCAAAGCAATGTGTGCGCCTTGTCATCTCAGATACGATGTGGAACATCACAAAGAAACCAGAAAGAAACAGCCGAAATTGTTTACAGGAGATGAATTGTATGACGAAATTTCACAGCAGAAAAACAACGATTGACGGTATTCATTTCGCGAGCAAGCTCGAAGCGGAGCGATACATACAACTGAAAATGATGTTGAAAACTGATCCACCTATGATTTCAGACTTGAAGCTCCAGCCTGAGTTCCAGATATTTCGAGGATATGTTGATCCAGAAACTGGGCAAAAGGTCAAGAGCAGATACTATGTCGCTGATTTTCAGTATGTGGACAACGTTGAGCATAAAGTTATCGTGGAAGATACGAAAGGTGTTGAAACTGACGTATTCCGCTTGAAGTGGGATTTCGTCCGGTCTGAGTATCCGCAGTTCGAGTTCCGTAAACTGAAAAGGAATGACCTGTGAAACAGAATTATGAGTGGTGTGCAAGAGGAGAACATCCTTGCAAAGAGTACGATCAGGAGCATCATTGCTGTCATCGGTGGACGAGTTTTATCAGGCAGACGGTGGAAGATATGAAAATTGTGCATTGCAGAGAGTGCCGATTTTCTGAATCAGTTGATGACAGACAGGACGGATACAGGTGTAGTTGTCCAGAGCATCGGAATCGAAGCGTCATCTGGTTTGGTGGGGATTATTGTTCTTACGGAGAAAAAAATGATTGAAATTCTTAGACTTATTTTTATTGCAGTTCTTTACATCTTCGGGATTGGCATATTCGGCTTTTTCGCCGCGTTTACATGGGCATTATTGATCAGGGTTATCCGGGAGTCGAAAGATGATTGAGACTGTAGCAGTTGGCTTCTTTGTATTGCTTGTCAGTCTCATGCTTATTTTAATCTATGAGGTATGGAAGTGATTGGAAAATCTTTGAAAGATTGTACTGATGACGAGATTATAGGTTTCTTTCGACAGGCTTTAGAACAGATCCGGCAGACGGATCAGCAGTATGGGATTATAAAAATTGAAGTATCTGGTGGCAAAGTGAAATTTCTGACCGTTGAAAAACCGTTCGGTTAAATTTAGTATAAATATGAATTTTTACAAATTGTAATGAATTTTAATGAATTTCTGTAAAACACTTTACAAAAAATAAAAATAGTGTATAATATAGATAATCAAATAAAAAAACAACGGTTAGCCCACCGAAGACGGGCAGGAAGGATAACCTACAATGACAACCACCACCATCACCAACACCGAAACCACCAACACCACTTGGAAACTTGGTCGTAACGGACACTACAATGAAAACCTGACATTCCGCTCAGAAGACTACGAAACCTACAAAGTGATGAACATCGAAGATGCTCTCTACTACGCTTGGTACACCGTTCCCGAAGACATGATGATCGATCATGAAGAAGATTATGGCAACATCAAGTACACGATCATGGAAGAAACCATTGACGGCGGTGTACAGCACGGTGTTCTGAAGCAGACTTCTCACTCTGTTGAATTCAGCATCATGACTGAATATGCTGATCCTGAGAAACAGTCAAAAATCATGACCTACCTCTGGGTCGTGAAAGCTCCCGAAACAGTCAGTGATTTAGCTTCTGTTGAAGAAGCCAAAATCGTATATCTGCAAGATGACGAACTCATCTACACGGAAGAAATCAAGGTTTCCATCTACGGTGATTCTCTCTATCTTGCACAGCAGGTACTGAAAGACATGAAGGCTTTGCAGTACGGCAAGACTCAGGAAGTGAACGGAATGGCGATCTTCCACTATATGACGGACGAAGGAACAGCAGTCATGACGATGCGCTCCGGCTTCGGTTGTGAACTGTCGATCTACAGCAACAAACAGGACAGAATGGTCGAATTATTCTGGCACATCTAATCAACAAATCCCTCCCGGCGGGGAAATACACCGGGATTTCTTAGAGAAAGGAACCTACAATGACAAACTCAGTCGAAATCAAAAAAATCAGCTATGAAAAGTACTGCGAAGCAAGGAAAGAGATGCAGGAAAAACTGGAAACCATCATGGCTCAGATTTACCCGGAAAAGAAATTCTGCAATTACGTGGAAATCTACGCAGATTTTGGATATAGACAGCCTATTCAAGCGATTGTGAATTGGTCGGCAATTGGATCAGTTTCCCCTGAAGAAGCAAGCAAGTTTGCTGAATTACTTTATGAAGCGTCAAAACTGGCTAAAAACTTCAAATACAACGGTTACAAAGTCTTCTACACGGATGAAGACTAAAAAAAAGGAGTACTTACAATGACAGCAAATGTTGAAACTATGTTTTACACACGTGAAAAGCCGTGGCACGGACTCGGTACAATGGTTCAGGAAGCTCCGACGTCCGCAGATGCGCTCCACCTTGCGGGATTAGATTGGATCGTTGAACCGAAACCAGTTTATGTTGAAAACAACGGTGTTTTCGGCACTACGATGGAACAGATTCCGGGATTTGTTGCTAACACCCGCAACACTGACGGGCACGTTCTCGGCATCGTCACAGACGCCTACAAAATCATCCAGAACGTTGATGCTTTTGCATTTACGGACAATCTCATCGGTGGTGATGTTCGCTATGAAACAGCGGGAAGTCTGGCACAAGGGAAACGGGTCTGGCTTCTGGCAAAATTGCCGGAAACAGAAATCGTTGGCGATAAGACCGAACAATACCTCGTATTCACAAACACTTTTGACGGATCAGGATCAGTCAAGGTTGCTTGCACTCCTGTGCGTGTCGTTTGTCAGAATACTTTGAATTATGCTCTGCATGGAGCAAAACGTAGTTGGAGTATTCGCCATACAGTAAACATCAATTCAAGGCTCCATGAAGCACAGCAGTCACTTCAGCTTGCAAGTCAGTACATGACTCAGCTTCAGGCAAGTGCTAATAATCTCGCTACTCAGCACTTGTCTGATTGGGCACTTGATAGACTTATTGTAAAACTTTTTCCGATTGCTGACGATGCGACGCAGACAGTGAAGAATCATACAATGGAACGGCGTTCAATCTTCCAGAAAGCTCTTGATGCTGATGATCTTCAGAATTTCAGAAATACGAAATGGCAGTTTGTCAATGCAGCTTCTGACATGGCAGGTCACGCTCAACCAGTCCGAATGACTTCGACGAGCAGAGAAAACAGGCTCGGCAGCATTTTTGCCGGACATCCTCTATTAGACAAGGCTTATGAACTTGTTTCAGTGATGTAAAAAAACAATGATCTGGAATGCGGGAACATTCTCGCATTCCAGATGAAGAAGAAAGAGGAATAGAAATGTACAAAAGTTATCAAGTTTACAATGAAAATCACCTTAGAGTTATTGCATACAAATTCGCAAATAAGTACGATGGTTTGAGAAAGTCGCATGTATATTGGATTGCAAAACAGCTCGGAATTTATCCTGATGCAAAGTCAAGTGACGTGGAAAAAATTGTGCGTGAAAATCAGTGCGGAAAAATTAATTCCCAAAATACTGAGTATGTGACGAACAAAAAGATGAACGAAAACGGTGTGAAAGCAATAGAAAATGCAATTATCAAAGAAGGATATACAGTCAAAAAAGATTGGAAGGATGAAGTAATGGAAGAAAAGCAGATGAATGTGTGGGAGCAGGTCGATCTAATTGCTTTGATGAAGAAGGATTACGATAAATCGGTTGAAGAACGAGATTCTGCGAAATCTGAGGCGCAACATTATCGACAGTTGATTGAAGAATACGAAAAAGAAATTGAAGACTTAAAAGACAAACTCTTGGTAAGTCAGAAAGAAAATGAAGAACTGAAGGACGAGAAAAAAGAACTTGGCAAGATGCAGTTGAAAACCGTTGATTTCAATAAGGAAGTAGATGATCTACAGAAAAGAATCGGACAGTACAACGCAGATGTAAATACATATTCAGCTATCGTTAATGAGTTACGGAAAGACGTATCAGTTTTACAAACAAGCGTGAATCAGCTTCAAGAGAAGAAGAAGAAACTCGAAGGTGTAATCAGTGATCTGATCGGCTGTTCAAAACGGCTTATGAACATGAAATAAGGATGAGGTGAGATTATGGGTACACGAGGAATTTGGGGATTACGGAAAAAAGGTCATACCATTGCGGTTTATCATCATTTTGATTCTTACCCGGAAGGTTTGGGATACAGTTTTACGGAATTTCTGAAAAAGAATACGAACGAAAAATTGAGCCGTATGTTTGATAACATTGTTGAGATTGATAAGTCTGTAGCACCGACAGAGGAACAACATCGGTACTGCGAACAGATGCTTTGGAGTGACTTAAGTGTGTCGAGCAGGAGCAAACACGATTGGTATTGTCTGCTTCGAGAAACACAGGAACCGGAAAACTGGCAGTTTGCAGCGGATCACAGAAAGATTGTCTATGTCGATAATTACATAGACTTCATCAAAGACAGCTTGTTTTGTGAGTATGCGTACATATATGATGTAGATAGTCGAGCATTGGAATTTTATGACGGTTTCCAGAAAGTGCCGCAGGAATCAAATCCATACGGATGTGAACCGAATGAAGATGGATATTATCCGTGTCGAATGGTTGGCGCTATTTGCAAAGAGGATGTTGATAAATCGGACGTGAAAGCAATTGTAAGATGGATGAACGGTTGCTTGAAAGGAAAAGACAATGACAATTGACGTTTATGATGCCAGAGAAAATATGTATTACAAGTTCACTTGTCCTGCAGATGCTTATCGATTCAGAAATGAATGTCCTGAACACCGTGAAATTAGAAGTCATTTGACAGGTTTGAGGGTGTTTCTTGATTTACTTGGTGTTTCTTATTAAAGAAAAGGAGTTGACATGGCTAATTGCGATAAATGTATTTGGTCTACCCGTTCAGGTGGATGTTCATCTTGGAACTGCGAATTTATTGACAAGCATGAAGCATATGAAGCTTGGCGAGATAAACACGAAAAATCGGAGATTGATAAAGGAGAAGATCATGCCTAACTGGACGAGCAACACGTTGAAAGCTCCTGCTGAAGTATTGAAAAAATACATCAGTAAGGATAATGAAGGGAATGACCGTTTTGATTTTAATCTGGTCATTCCCAGACCGGAAATTTACAGCGATCCTGACCTTCCGGCGGGTGGACATGAGGATGCCGCTATTTACTGGTATCGTAGTGAACGTGGCACGAAAAAAATAACAAGGATTGGAGGAAAGAAGGTGGACAGCTCTTTCCTTGAGAGGATAGTTTACGACAGGTTGAATGGGTTTAGTCAATCTCCCGAATCAATCAAAGGTTTCGGCGATCCAGACAAATTATATGAGTGCGGTCGTAAATACATGGATGCTTACAATAAATATGGTTATACAGATTGGTACGACTGGAGTAATGCCAATTGGGGGACGAAATGGAACGCTTGTGAATCGTATATAAATGATGATTGCACAGAGGTCAATTTTCAGACAGCATGGTGTTATCCTGAGCCAATCATCAAAAAGATATTCGAGGATAATCCGGGAATTCTGATTACTTTCGAGTGGGAAAATGAAGATTATGACGGCGACCATTGGATGGAACGGCAGGAAGACGGAACGATTTACGAGGGCTGTAATTATGATGAGCATCATTATGACGAAGAAGAAGATGAAGATTGGAATCCTGAGGAGGAATGATGTTTAGCGGAACTGCCGATTATTTTGAAATGTGTCCGTACTGCGAACATGAAAATGCCTATTACGATTATGACATCGAGAAGGGTTATGTAATGAATTGTCAAGGATGCGGGAAGAAAATCCTGCTCTGTGA